GTACGCTTGAAGTTACGCACCCTCACTACTACTTGTGTATCCACTACAAGTCCAGTGATGGTAGGGCGGCAAGGATCTCATCGGCGGCGCGCTTGGTGTCAACCCGTTGAGCATGGCTATATGACAGGGACTCATACGACACACCACGTAGGGCATCGTCTAGCTTGAGTCGCATAGCTTCCATATTGCTGTCACCTGTAACATTACACTTGGACAGCACATCTAGCAAACCCACAGCGTTGTCCACTAATGACTCGCGGAATATCTTGTGGCCACGCTTGTTGGTCTTATCCCCTGCAACAGGTTCGGCAAGGCGCTCAGACATAGCGGTCAGGGACTCGTGAACACGTTTGTATACGTCATCACATACACCCTTGACTTGGTCGGCGTAGTAAGACTTGTAATGTTCCTTGATGGTGGCGGTCTGCTCGGCGGGTAGGTCAACACGTATGTCACCCACATCAGGCAGTGGTATGTAGTTGATGCGCATGTCGAACTTAGCGAGTACAGATTCAGCGGTCGGGTAGTCGGACTCACACCACAGGGCACCCATGCGTGCTTGTTCGCCCACGCGTATCCACTCGTACTTGGTGGTAAACGCCTCGACCAGTCGTACAAACTCGTTCTGTAGTCCGGTCATCTCGTTGTGGTAATCAAAGTACGCGGCGGTAGACAGTAGGCGTAGCCCAGAGTCAGACCATGGCACGGTGCAACTGTAGTGCGTTTGACGTACAGCGGCGGTAAACTTCTTGATGGCGTCTAGCTCGTCACAGTTACACAGTGACTTGTTCACAGAGGCTGCGCCCTTGCTTGCGCCTTTGTTGTATGTCAGCTCGGACGATGCGGCGCGGTCTTTCTTGCGTGCAGTCCACTGGCTGATCTTGAGTTCTACCAACATAGTGCTTGATGATAGGGTTGGGACGTTGATGCTCGGTGCTGCGTTTAAGTTATTCATGGTATATCCTCATGGGTGGTCAGAGGGGTCTGACCGGTTGTGGTTAGATTAAGTTGTTTAGTGAGCCACGTTCTAGCTCGGCTGATGTCAGTTCCTCAGCTTCTACCTCAGCAATACACTGGGTCATCTGGCGTATCTTGGATAGCAGGCGGTCGTCAAAGTACGGGGCTTGGGCGGTACTCCGCTCTTCCCAACTAGCTAGTAGGTCACGCATTTCGGCAAGGCTCAAAGTATCACTCATGGCATTTCTCTCTTCTTCTAAGTATTTATAAAGGGTTGGGGTCTGTAGTAAGGACATAAGACGTAGCACGGAGCCGGAGTTGCCCGACATATAGCGTAGGTCATCCTTCAGTTTGTGCAGCACCTTCTCAACTAGCGATTCACGTGCAGTGGGGTAGCTCATCTTAATTCCTCCAGTCCGCGTTGCCGGAGTATTGTCGGTGCAGGCCGCTTGCATAGTGCTTACCCATATCATCGTACTTTCTGCGCATTGTTGGGGATAGGTGGTCGCGCTTCTTCTTTCTCTCTTGCGAGTCAAACAGTTCACGGTGTACTGAAAACATATCTCGCAGTTGGGCATCTAGGTCAAACAGGTCAATCGTTGTTACATCGTTTAGGTCTTGCATGTTTACATCCTCAAAGGGTTGGAAGGAGACAAAGGAGTCAGAGGCATCTGACTGGCCTAGTAATCAAAACGTGTTTCTGTGTCTTGAGGTGTAATTATAGCAAAGATAGGCTGTGATGTCAAACTGATACAGGGGGTGGTGTATGGTGGCTAAAGATGTGATTGGCTTTACCCGTGTGTTACTATCTTGGTGTGCGGTGGCTGGGGGTGGTGTATGGTGGCTAGGGGTGTAGTGTACTGTATTGTACTGTATTGTTCTAACAGGGTAGTCGGTAAGTCCTTGAAATCATTACAATGTTCCAATGTTCCGTTTTTAGGGAAAAAGAGGGTCGATATTATTTTGTGGGGGGGTGAGTGGAACATTAGGCGGGAAACCCCCACAGGGTATACACTTTTTTCAAAACGGAACATTACAATACTATATTAATAAATAGATATAAATAGATAGGTTTAGATAGTTTGACCATGTCACGTCTGCGGACTTCCCGAAACATTTAGCTACGTTTACCCACAAAACTATAATGTTCCCCCGCGCGAAAAAAAACGGAACATTACCCCCCTTTTTTGGAACATTACCCCTGCATTTTTGGAACAATGTAGAGCCTATGCGGGTTACAGGCGAGAACATTAGATGGAACATTACAAACCGGTCAGAGGGGTCTGACTCCTATTACGCTGAAACGCATGACACGTCGTACTTCAGAGGGGACTGGTTTCGATCAGAGGGGTCTGACTCCTCTCCACGCCGAGGCGCGTTACGGTATACACGTCGAAATACGTCGTGCTACGTAGGGGACTGGTTTCGAGATGGTGATAACGCGTCGTGCTACACAAGGGACTGGTTTCGGGCGCCCCTAGAATCACTTTTTTCAGGGCGTAAAAAAGCCCGACCGGTTAAGGTCAGGCTGTTGGATTAGAATTCTAAGATTATAACTGAACCGGCACATAGAATTATCGCGGCGAATAGTAAGGTGGTAATTAAGTTATCCATTGTAAGCCCTCAAAAGGTGGGGCGCTCTCACGCCCCTGTTGATTATGAATTGTATATTTCCATTAGAGTCTTGAATGCCGCCTTCGCTTCAATCATCTGTCCGTCGCGCAGTGTGTTGGCCGCCCGCTTCTGTATAGTGGCCAGTGCTGCTAGGTCTTTATCGCGGCGCCCTTTATCTTCAGTGGCGTCTAGTTTATCTGCTGCTGCCGGATCAGACTTCGCCGACTCGACTAGTGCCGCCTTCTCCAGTTTATCAACATACTTCTGGAACTTAGCCATCATAGATGAGCGCTTACTGTTAGGCCCCTTAGCTACATTGGCCAGCGCCTTCAGATCATTGCGTGTAATATTGTCCTTTTGCTCACTGGTCAGTGATCGGTACATCATTATCTCATCGCGATCTTTATGGGTATCGAGAAAAGCGTGTGCTATTTGATCAGCGTCCATCCGGCTCGCAGTACACTTTTCATTGCGTCCTTTCGATTCCTGTCCACCATTCCAATATGGCTGATAGTGTGTTGGCATAATGCCCGCCTTTATTAGCTTATTGCAGTGTCTGTGGAACGCTGCTTCTGCTGTGGTCTTACTATCTTCTGCTGCTGTGTAATTGCTATAGGCTACAATTGAGTTCGTGTGCAGTTCTAAGGTTGATTTATTCATGTTATATACTCTCTATATGTTCCAGTGCATGATTGCCTTGAATACGTAGCCATTATAACGCGTTTACGTGTGTTGTATAGTAGCTAGACGCAGTAAAACATACCTAAAGGGATCAGATGGCTCTGACTGATACCCCACCGCGCCCCTACCCCGCGTGTGTGACGTTGCCAGCCAGCAGCTCTATATATCCCAATTTACACAAATATTTTGGTTTTTTTCTCAAAATGACCCCCACCCCCTCTATATAAGAGACCCCCCCACCTCTATTTAGGATTGCATATCGAAAAAATTTTTTGTACTGTACAGAATGGATTGTAATCAGATAGGGCGGGCAGGAGAGTTCTACATCGCGTATGTACTAGAGCGAAACGGAATCGAATGCCATCATGTAAACCTAGTAGGCACAGATTTGTGGTGCCAGCTACCCAACGACCGCATGTTCACCGTGCAGGTCAAATCGGCATCGGCCCCATTCCAGCGGACAGATATACGAAGGGGTACCAGTTACAGGCGTGGGATATACAGTTTTAACTTGACCACCACTAAGAAAGCGGACTTCACTATATACCTAGCCCTAGATAAAGAACTGTTTTTAGTAGAGACCGCAGAGCAGGTAGGGAAGTCTAGTAGTAGGCAGGTCGCCCCCGGTAGGTTTACTCCCGAGGCACAGGCGAAAGGTATTGAGTTACTTAAAGGGTTCCTCCAAGACAATGGCGATAAGGCCAAGTAGGACGACTGCACAGGCAGATAAGACGAAAATGGTGGGCCAAATGAACACGGGTTACTCCAGTAGATTATAGTTAAGTGGGGGTCAGGCTAAAAATGGAGCGGCATTATACTTCTTTCGCTCGGTATGTGCATTATATTCTCAATCAGATATGAGCGGAAATGATACATATATATGTACTACATACCATAAATGGTATACCTCTATGTATACCGCTTGACACACCCCATAACGTGCTGGTATAAAGACACCTCCGGTTTAACAACTGCGCATACAATATGACTATAAATATCGAACCAGAAGTCGGGGTTCCGCTGAAAGACAACGACTCTGCCGTAGATTTAACCCTACGAATGCAGGCTGCGAGCAAGACGGCTAAAAAGCTGGCGAAAGAGGGCGTGAACATAACGCCTAACAAAGAAGACAAAGACGTTGCGGCTAGATTGGCAGTTGCATATGCTGACGACCCCGAAAAAACGTCTAAAAAAGTGACACCTAATAAGGTTTCGACCCTGACACCGGCATCATTGGTACTTACAGCTAGTATTCTGACTGAATTTGGTCAGTCTGTTGTCCAATCCGCTAAGACTGTCCGACACCTAGTCACTAACAAGCTACTTATAGAGACCGAGAACCCCGACGCTAAGGTACGACTACGTGCATTAGAGTTACTGGGTAAGATTTCGGACGTAGGGCTGTTTGCAGAGAAGACCGAAGTAACCGTAACACACCAAACTAGCGATGAGCTAAAGCAAAAACTGCGCCAGAAGCTCGAAAAACTAGTAAGTCCACAACCGATCCCCCTAGAAACCGTCGAATCTGGCGTGTTAGACGCAGATATGGACTTAGACGCCGAATTGGGCGAGTTAGTAGCTGATGATGAGGTTTACGACGATGACTAAAACGTATATTCACGTAAACCAACATAAAATCCGTGCCAACCTGAAAAATGGGACTAATGAGCCGGTGATTACCGTAAAAACAGGGCGAAAGAACGAGTATTGTAGGGCCATCACAATAAATGGGCCGTGTCAAGTGCTGCAAAGTACCGACGACAAGCCGATTTTGCCTTGTGGAGCACGTGTGGTGATGGTAACTGAGTCTGAGTACACCATAGATGAGTAATGTGGTACCTAATTTCACTGAAAGCGAGATCCAGCACATGCTGGCCAACATAGACTCGTTTTCTGAGGAAGAAGTTGTAGAAATCACTAAGATGATGGATGCAATTGAGGATAAAGACGACATAAAAGCTGCATATGACGATTTAATCGCCTTTTGCCGACATATGATGCCCGAGTTCATTGTTGGGAAGCATCATCGCATACTAGCAGACATGCTAATGGGTATTGAGCGTGGAGATAAGGATCGGGTGTGTGTAAACATCCCTCCGAGACATGGTAAGTCTCAATTAGTGTCCATTTTCTTCCCTGCGTGGTACCTAGGCCGTAATCCAGACAAAAAAGTGATGATGGTGTCGCATACGACCGATCTCGCGGTAGATTTTGGTCGAAAAGTACGAAATCTTATCTCTGACCCTAGATTCCAAGCAATTTTCCCTACTGTACAGCTCGCAAAGGACTCTAAGTCTGCCGGACGTTGGAATACCAACCAAGGTGGAGAGTATTATGCGTGTGGTGTAGGTTCTGCACTCGCTGGACGTGGTGCCCACCTGCTATTGGTGGATGATCCGCACTCTGAGCAAGATGTGATCAACGGAAACTTCAT